TTGTTATAGCCACATGTCTATTACTGATCAGCAAACGCAGGAGCAGTGGTACTCGTAACATTTCCAAAGATTTGATAATTAGTTGTGTCTATACCCATGATGGTTACATCAAATCCAGCAGGAACATTTAATTGAATGCTGCTGTTTGAGTTGCCATCAGAAAACACTGAGCTAACTTCATTACCATCTGTATCTAAGAAAGTAACTCCACCGATGTAAAAGTTAGTGTTGCCTGGAGTTATAATGAGTGCATCAGTGGCGTCAGCCGCTCCGCCTGCATAAACGAATCTAAACATAGATCCAGCAACTGGCGCTGGCAATGTATAGGTATTGTCTTGTCCGCCATCTGGCACCAACAAAACTCGACCACTGTGAGTGGCGTTAGTAAGAGTGACGTTGCCGTCTGAAAGGCTAACTGGAGCGCCACCATAAGTTGTAATTTCAGTTACTGCACCGCTAGTTGCATCTTTGTTTATGGATTTAAATCCATTCTCTGAGCGGACTGGGCCGTTGAATGTCGTATTCGCCATTTGGATCTCCTGTCTTGGCTAATGTCAGACGCGGGATGCGGCTGTCAGGGATAGTTGTTTTATACAGTAGAAAAAGAAAAGGGGCAACAAGTGCCCCTTTCTTTCAATGTTTCATGTGAAACATTAAGCGCCTTGTGATGCGAACACGCAGCGTGGATTACTGAAGCCAAAGCTGTATCGCTCCCTGGCCTTGTATCTCACGTTACCAGTGTTGAAATCACCTTCCATGGAAGTGGCAATCGGGCTTCGCTCAAAGTGCTTAAAGCCGTCAGGGCAGTCCGTCAGGATGTAAAACGCATCAGTGTCAGTCAAGAAATGGTTGACTGCATAGCCTTCAGGCAGCAGACCCATGTTTCTGATTGAGTTGATGTCGTTATCAGCCGTTTCCACTCGTCCGGGGGTTTCCAACAATCGATCCGCTACGAACTGAAGTTGAGGCGGAACAACGAGCTTGGTTCCTTGCAGAGCCAAGATCATGTTTCGATCATCAACAAAAGTTGAAATGCTGATCAATGCATTTTCCAAAGACGTTTCGTTCAAATCAGCAAAAGCTGAAGGACGATTTGAGAACGTGCCACCACCAGCAAGCGGGTGATCGGTAGCCACAAGTGACTTGCCATCACCGCCAGTGAAAGAGCTTGAGAACGCATTGTTCAATACGTTTGCAGCTTTCACTTGCTTAGTGTGTGCCATGCTACGAGCCAGCGCCTTTGTATAGCGCGCGCCAAGGCGGTCATACAAATTATCTTCCACCGCTTCCTCGGTGAGCGCAAAAGCGAGCGCCACGGTCTCGTGCGTATATCGTGCGGTAAAGCCTTCAGAAGCTTGGTCGTAACCAACACTTTGTCCTTCAGACTTATCGCGCGCGTTGCCAAATCCAACGATCAGAACTTCTTCTTCAAACGCTCTGTCTGAAGCTTCAGTTTCAAAGATCTCAGCGTGTTGGTTTTCGTAACGCGCATACTCCATGCCAAATAAAGCGTTGAGACCAGGCTCTAGCTCTTTGGCTAATTGTGCTCTTGAAATAGCCATTAGTTAGCCTCCTATGCTAAGCCCGCGCCTTTTTGGCCGAATATTGAGTTCTGAATAACAACGAGGACGTTGGTATTCGCCGTAGCAACATCTGAATTCTCTGGATCGCCAGAGATGTCGATGGCTTTAATTGGCAATGCAGCCGTAGTTGCACCCGTTGATACTTCTAGTTCAGCGCCTGAAATACCTGTAGCGGTGCTTCCAGCGGTGGTATAGACAATATCGAAGTTGCCGAAGAGATCGGCAATCGGGAAAGCAGCATCAGCCTGCACTTCATACACAACCATTGGATCATCGATGATGAACGCAATGATGTCTGAAGCGTTGGTGCTTGCCGGGTAAAAGTTGCTGAACACTTGCTCACTTGTCGTGGGGTCAGTGTATTGACAGCCATTAAATACGCCAACGATAGGCACAGTGCCTCCGTCTGCGTGAACCTCTACCGTTCCACCAGTAACCTGCGCAACCATATCTCCTTGGAAGATAGATGTGCCATAGTTAGCGGCGATTCGATATCGGCTCTGTCCGCCAGTATAGGGGGCACCGCCCACCATACGAACTGGACGCATACCAAAAGCGGCATCTTGGTTTGCCATTTTTGAATCTCCTAGTTAAACACAATCAAAATGAGGCTACGATTTGTTGCCTCTACCAAAAGATACCTGCGTCTTTCTCTCTTTTGAGATTGGCATTGCAGGATGTTCATCACGCATCAGATCGTTATCTACAGCAGTCATCTGCTGATCGGTCTGGCGTGCAAAGTGAGCATTTCGCTCCTCCACAGTCTCCTCTGGTATTTTGGTTAGCATCAAACCACCGACACCGACTGTGCCTGCATGATTGCCATCATCGATGACAGGCAGGTCATAGCCTTCGACTTCGCTAGGGTGTACAGGTTCGTAACCCTCACGAAATCTCATGTGCACGTTAGTCTTATCTGCTTCACCGCGTATGTGGGTTCTTACCCATCGATACTTCATACCTTCAGGAGGCTCTGGGGTCTCCAATACTTGAGGCGGCGTCCATGGTTTTCTTGCAGTCTTTGAAGACCGTGAAGAAGCACCCCGTGGGGTTCTATTTGAACCTGCTGTTGTCGTTTCTTCGCTCATGATCGTTCTAGCCTCATCTTTTGTTTTGCGTACTCTTTAAACGGAACCCCTAATTTTCTAGCAAGTTGCTGTTCGCTGGGGTTAAGTTTAACTTGACGATTATTTTGATTGCGTCCACTTCCTGCTATGCGCGTATTGGAGACAACGGTCTGGACGGGTTGTTGTTCGCCTCCTGCGGGAAACTTATGAGGAAGTTCCTCCCTCATACGTCTATCTATCTGAGAGTAGTATTCATCAGACTCTAAGTCAATTCCACTGCTCTGCAATTCGTTATGTATGGCAAATGCTACATTTGTCATTACAGTATCTGTTCCGAACCATTCGTTGTTGGTCGCCCATTGTTGTGCTCGCTCAGATGGTTCTTCGTAAACAGGCTGCTCAGTCGGTGTAAAATCTATTTGTTGATCTTCTTCGACTTGCTGGCTTTGCTGTTCCAACCAAGAATCGTACTGCACTTTGTAATCAGCTAAATCTTGCCGATATTTAGCAAGCGCGTTTCGATCAGCCTCTGCTCGAGCAAGCATCTGCTGTGCTTCAGCCATAGCTTCTGGATCACCAGATTCATACGCAGTTTTCAAGTTACGCTTTGCAGCCATAGCTTGAGTATCAACACGGTTTTCCATCTCTTGGCTGTAGTTTTCTTGAATCTTAAGATTCTGCTCAGCACTAGATGTTTGCGTGCTTTTGAGTTGTTCAGCTAAAGCTTCGTTTTGCGCCTTGATTTCTTTAGCGTATTGCAACGCCTGTAGTTCACGACGCTGGTACTCTTTAGCTTGTTTAACTGCTTGATTAATTCTGTTCTGGGCCGTTCTGGCTTTTACTTCAACCTCAGAAAGTTCTTCTTCGCCAGATTGATCTGGAGAATCAAAGTCTTCTTGAACAGCATCTTCTGTGACAGGTGCAAGTTCTTCAGCTTCCTCTTCAGAAAACTCAATAATTGCATCTTCTTCTTGGACTTCTTCCTCGACTCTACGCCCTTCGGGGAGCGCAGCTTTGTTGATATCTTCGTCGCTATCTAGCTTAGCTAAAGCTTCGCTTAAAGTTTCTTCGCTCATTTTTCACCTATGCAGACTTAATGTCATCTGGATTAAGAATTGTGCCAATCACTTCATCGTCATTGATGATGCGAACCTCATGATCGTCTTCTAAAGAGAAGCGAGCGCCTGCATATCTACCGATAAGCACCCAATCGCCTTTCTTGCACCATGGCTCTCCGCCAAACTTATCGTAATCTTGATAAGCCAAGGGGCCGACTTTCATGACATAACACACAGATGTAGCTAAGTTCTCCTTGCTCACAGTGGACTCAAGAAGTTGTATACCACCATCTGTTACGCCTTTGCCTTTGTACGGAAGAACTAAAAGTCTCCATCCAGAAGGTTCTGGCATTCTTTCAACCAAAGATTTGTCTAGCACGGCAGGGTCTAAAACCCTTTCGCTCTCGCTCACATATGCATCCACAACGGACGGTTTTGCTGCGATGGAATCTAAAGATAGATCACTCATCGAGGGGGTCTCCTTCAATCTGCAACGCTTCT